ACATAATGCCAAGCGGTGCAACGGTATGGGGGGTATGTGATGGGAGATAAGAAGGATTCAGGCGCAATAATTAGGGAATGGCTTACGGAAAAGATGGGGAATCCTATAATGCCTTCCAAGGAAAAGGATCAGATAGACGAACTAGATGCAGTAGAGAAAAAGGAGCGAGATCGACAGAAAGCTCTTCAAGACCTTCAAGAGCGGGGGGAAGACTACTCCGCAGGTGTTCATAGGCTATGACAACGGTAATCAAGAAAAAGAAGACTCCTGTTATAATCAAGCTGGCAAAGCCCCACGGGGCCGATCACGGGATGGTTTATAAATATCCCAAACCGAAAGGAATGATGAAGATATGAAGGGCATGAGCAAGATGGAAAAGGGTCTGGAAAGTTCGGGAATGCCGATGAGTGGCATGATTTGTAAAGACTGTAAGCACCCGAAAGGTGAATGTACTTGTGCAAGTACTCCCGCTTCCTCAAAAAAGAATTCTTAATCTCCCAACTGACCGTAAGGCTTTACTGAAACTTGCGGATGAGTTGAAGGAGAGAATAGAAGACTTAAGACAGAAGCAGGAAGAGGCCAAGTCTTTAGACCCGTTCTGGTACTATGAGCCTTCTGACGGGATCGTGACAGACGAAGGGCTTGCGCTTCTTAGAAAGTGGTTGAAAGAAGAAGACTGGCCGAACGGAAGACTGGATTGCCAGAAAGACGTTCATCTCTGTACGGCGAATGTAATCTTGGACGCGGGAGGCAACCAGGGCGGGAAATCCACAACCGGGGCCATAGAGGGGCTTATTAAGGCCACAGGAGAAGTCCCGTTTTCTCTCAAAGAGATTTATCCGAAAGAGAAGATACCTGTCAAATTCCCGAACCATGTGAGGGTAGTAGGGGTGGATTTCCCGACCTTTTTAAAGAACATCTTACCAGCCTACCAAAAGTGGGTGCCTCGGGAATATCTGGTAGACGGTTCCTGGGAGAAGTCTTATAACTCCGAAGGCCGGGTTTTAAAGCTGGGGAAAAAAGGTTCTTTGACCGGGACAGTGGAGTTTATGACGAATGAGCAGAACGTCAGGTCTTTTCAAGGGCCACCCCGCCAGAAGATAATTTACGACGAGGAGCCACGGTACGACATTTACAAAGAAAACCTGATGCGGTTCACCACTGCCGATAGACTGGATGTTTTGTTTTGCATGACCCCTACAGAGGGGATGAGTTGGGTAAAAGAGGAGATTCTTGATAAGGAAGACGGGAAAAAGATCGCGGCTTTTAAGGTCCCGTCGATAACGAACAAGAAAGCCAATCTTGAGGTTTTAGACGACGTTCTTTCGGGGTTGGGGTCTTACGATGAAATAAAGATGAGACTCTTGGGGGAGTTCGTAAGTCTTTCCGGTCTGGTTTACGGAAGGTTATTTAATGAGAAGGTTCACGTCATAGAGCCTTTTGCAATTGGGAGAACTAATGATGCTAAACAGTCTACGGATAATCGTTACAATTACTTTGTGGTTCGTGGCATTGATCCTCATCTGGTTAAACCTTCTGCTTGCGTTGAACTCGCGGTTGATCGTGAAGGGAACAAGTATGTTGTTGGCTGTTATCTTAAAGACGCGGATACGGCCTTACTCAAGTCAGACTTGGCAGATCGCGCAAAAGGTTATCGACTCGGCTGGTCTATTTTTGACAAGTCCGCTGACTCGACTATCAAAGTATTTGGTGACAGGAACATCTTTCTTGAAATGACTCGTGGTAAAAATGCAGTACCCGGAGCATTTAAGTCAGAGAAGTTTACAGGGTCAATAGCTGTAGGAGTAGATGGAATAAAACAGGATTTAAAAGTAGACCCGAAGACGAAAAAGCCGAAATTGTTTATTTTCGACACTCCTGAGAATAGACCTTTGATCCAGGCCATGAAGAACATGGAGCGAGACACATATCAAAACGAAGAGGAGAAGGGGAAGAAGGACAGGATTAAAGAAGGCAAGTGGGATTTACATGCCTGCCTGAGATACATCTATCAGCGGGTTGTGAGATGGATTCCACCTGAAGAGAAGGTTCCTGAGATGGAAGAGGAAAGGTTTATCTAATGGCTGAAGAAGTGGACAAAACATTGCATTGGATTTCTGCCCGAAAGTCAGAGAGCGAGCAGGACCGGAAAGCCTATGAAACCCGATGGGCGAGAAACATGAAGCTCTCGAAAGGCATTCCACTCGAAGATAAGTCTACGCGCTCAGAAGTCCGGGGTAGGAATAAGATTTATTTCCGCAAGATTTGGGCTATCTCATGGCGGCTTGTTGCAGCTTTCTATAATGCTTTCTTGAGAGATTCGCAGAATTTCAAGATCACCGGCATAGACACAATAGACGATCCTCGAAAAGCAGCAGTCCTTTTCTCTCTGATGAAGTATCGCTATCGGCAGATGATGAGGAAGGACAGTCTTTTCGTAAAGCATGTTTGGGCTTTCACTGATATAACAAACCTTGGCTGGTGTGCTGGGAAACTTTGTTGGGAGTACGATAAAGAAATAGGAATAGACCGTCCTCGATATATAAGCTATCCCGTGGAACAGGTCTACCCAGACTTTACCGCAGACACCAAAACGGATATGAAGTTTTGTATATTCGTAAACTACATGACTAAGGATGATATGAATTCCAAGGGGTATGATAATATAGAGAAAGCCGAAGCAATTGCCATACCTTCTAATGAAGTAAGAAGCGTGAGAAATTCAGGGACACGAGACCCATTGCAGAATCCCGGCTCGACTGAATACCCCGCAGCCGGACGTTATGTCGATGGCAAAGAAGACAATGCTCCTAAAGTTGTTTATGCCGTATGGGAATCATTCTATAAAGAAAAAGGCAAATGGCAGTTTGGAGTTTCACACGCTGGTAAGGCTTGGGCGAAGAATCCTATAGAGTCTCCTTATGGTGACTGGCTCCCTTTGATTATGGGTATTTGTCTTACTGACCCTCATAAGCTGATCGGTGAGGGTTTCCCCGAGTCTATGGAAGGGCCGCAAGAGTCTTATAACTTCAACTTGAACATGCGGAAAGATAACGTTAGCCTTGCCATGAACAAGCCGACTATTGTTTCCCGGTTTGGGAATGTAGACTTAAACGCTCTGATGAATCGTGGGCCGGGTAAAGCTGTTCTTGCGGACGATCCTAACGCTGTGCGGGAAATGGAAGTTCACGACGTAACGCAGAGCGCGTATAACGAAGCATCTCAGGATATTGGGATGATGCAGGATGTGTCCGGGGTTGTCTCGGCAGTAGAGGGCATGTCAAATGCTGATACGGCAACGGAATCGAATATCAATCTAAGTCAGGGTACGGCAAAGATTGACCTTTATACCGCGCTTGTCGGAGAGACTTATTTTGCAGACTTCATAGCGGGGTTGGGTTATCTTATCCAGCGGTTTGAAACAGACGAAAAAACCTTGCGGATTGCACAGGATGAACTTACCGCAGGGACGGGAATAGATCATTCAGACGTTTATAATATGGACTTTGAGGCAGATTATGAAATAAGCATAGGGCAGAGCATCGGGAAAGATGCAGAGTTGAAGCAATGCTTTCTTATCATGGATAGAGGGGCGATGTATAATCAGCAGCAAATGCTTCTCTTGCAATCGAATGCCGTCCCGCCCGAAGGCGTGAAGCTCTTTAATGGACTTGCTGTTCTTGAAGACGTAATGAAGATCACGGGCAAGAAGGAATTTCAGAAATATTGGGTTCAGATACCCCCGCCTCCCACGCCCGCCCCACCTCAGACCCCAGGTGAAAAGTTAGCATCTTCTATGCCGGTGGATAACGGTATGATGGCGGGACTTAACGCACCGCAACCCGGAGTTATGGCGAACCTTCAGCCGCCGAATGATTTACAGGGCGGCAGCATGGGAGGGATGTAATTGAACCTTGATGAAATGGAGGATAAAGATGTTTATGACTATCTTCACAAGGCCGGACTTGTTGAGAAACTTACCAACACCGAAGAATGGAAGGTACTCAAAGAGGCCGGGGAAAGAATCGTAGATCGCGCACTAACGGAATTTGCATTAAAGACAAAGGCCGACGATTTGACGAGAATAATAGAATTACAGACGACGATCAGAAAATATAAATTCGGACTTTTCAATGAAGTTGAACTGTTAAAGCAAAACTCTGAATTATTGTTTAAGGAAGCTCGTGAACGCGGACTTATTGGGGAAGAATGGAAAGAGTCTTAGAAGTACTGAAAAAAATTCAGACAAATAAAGAATACGGTGATATACTAATCAAGTATGAAGCCGGAGTGTTTACTATTTGCGAAAAGAAAAAAAAGATATTACTGAAAAGAAAGGAGGGATAGAATAAGTGGGAACGAAGAAATCCAAGGCAGCGAAGAAGCCCGGGAAGGGCGGAAACAAGGCTTGTTAAAGTTTTGATGTTCTTTGACAACTGAATATTTGGTACTGAAGAACTCAGGCCATATTGATACGGTGGATTCCGTATTAGTGTGGCCTACTTTTTTTATCTCGCGCTTGTGCGTTAAACAAGATCGTCTACGGACGTTAAAAGGAGAAGCAATGGAAGAAGAAAAAAAAGAAGAGGGCGGCTTAGACCCGGAACGGCAGCGGATTCTTGAGGAGTATGCAAAACAGAATCCCGGTGTTCCGGTGGAAAGTGCGCCTGAATCGGAGACTACGGAACAGCCCCCGGTAGAGACTGATAAAGAACAGCCTCCGAAAAAAGAAATTACTCCTCCCGTTGAGGAAACAGAAGAGCAGCGGAAGGAGCGGGAAGCTAAGGAATCAGAGAAGTCAGAAAACCTAAAAAAAGCACTCGATGAGGAACGCGGAAAACGCAAACGCCTGAGAGAAGAGAAAGAGGAACTTGAAGCTAAGATCAGGGATTACGAAGCCAAACAGACTCACGCGCAACCTCTCCAAGACGATGCTATTTTAGATTACGAGGCCGAACTAAAGACCTTAAAAGCTAATCAGAAAAGCATGGAATTGAGAGAGGCGCAAAGGGAAGCATTCAGCCGACAAGAGGCCGTTCGCAGGGAGTCCGACAGACTCTACAAGATGGTAAAGGACGTAAACAAAGAACTTGCCGATGAAGGCTTTCCTGGTTTTGAGTACATGGCGGGAACGATCACAACGGAATTGCTTAATATGAATTCCGTTGATCCTGAAGAGGCCAAGGCCCTCGACAATCCGGCAGGGTGGAAGAAGATTTTCAAGGAAAACATTTATCCGAGGTTTAAGAAGGAATTCGAGGAGTCAACGCGAAAATCCACCTTGGATAAAAAAGTCGCCTTGAAAGAACAAGCCAACCTATCGGGGCCGGGAAAGGGCGCACCCAAAAAGAGCGATGACGATGATCCGAAAAATTGGGACGAAAAGCGCAGGATGTCCGAGTATCGAAAAATCAGGGGAATGTAAAGCGTTCATTGTCGAGTAGTGGAGGCTACTCTAATGGCGATGGATTGGGTAACACAGAGTGGCTATTTGTCGAACAACAAGCTGAATCTGGATTTTCAGAAGGCGGCTCAGCCCCTTCTTCGGTTCAGACAGTTTGTGAACTTCAAAGAGTCATTCGGAAAACAACAGGGCCAAACGGTCAATTGGCTCAAAGTAGCAAATGTCGGCACCGTAGGCGGGGATGTTGCGGAAACGAACACGATGAACGAAACCACGCAATCTCTAGGCTGGGGGACATTGACGGTGGGGGAAATGGGTAATAGCATCCCCTTCTCGTTCAAAATTGAATCACTTTCTGAGTTCGACATCAAAGAGATCATCCGGGGCGGACTTCTCGATGATGCCGTAAAGTGTCTTGACGGAAAAGTAGAGCGGGAAATGAACAAGACCCCGCTTCGGTATGTCGGTCTTACCACGACCACGGGGACGGTGACGACAAATTCGGTTGCAACGGCAACGAATACGTCCGTGCTTAATTCGTATCATATCAGGAAGATGCGTCTTGAGCTTGAAAAGCGGAATGTCCCGACGTGGGAAGGCGGAGACTATGTGATTGTTGCCTCCCTTGAAGCGGCTGAAAGTCTTGAGGGAGCAATGGAAGCCGTAAATCAGTATACGGAGTCCGGGTATACAAAGATACTGTCAGGGGAAGTCGGCAAGGTGCATGGCGTAAGATGCGTGAAAGATGCTTTCGCCTCGCGTTTTACCTATGATTCCGCTGCAAGGACAGCGACAGCGAAGTCCTGGGCGCAGTCTCAATCTCTTGAAGCCTACATGTTCGGGAGGCCCACGGTAAGAGAAGCGGTAGCAGTCCCCGAAGAAATCCGGTTGAAGGTTGTCACGGATTACGGTCGATCAAAGGGGCTTGCATGGTATTTCCTCGGCGGGTGGTCCATCGAACGCGCCGACGAGGGCAATGCCAGAATAATCAAATGGGATTCGGCGGCATAAGGAGGAACAATGAATACTTATGATGATGCAAAATATGGGATCATCGAAAGAAAGTGGTTCGGTCTTACCAAGAAACTTGGCGGAGAAACTGCCGCAGGTTTTACTCTTGGGACGACTGATGCCACGGCAGTATCTCATCTTGCCCGCTGGTATCCCAAAGGGCCGATTCTGCTTGTTAAGGCTGGATCGTTTACCTTGGCAACGCTAAACGGATCGGGCGTGGACAAGATAGATGCTCGGGTAAAGGTCCGGGGAGCTTCTGCCTCTCTCGCAGCCTCATGGAATGCCTTTGCATCCGCGCAGTATTCGTTTGCGAGCGATTCAACGATGACCGCGAAGCGAGTGAAGGCAGGGGAATATCTGAGCATCAGAACGGGTACGCCGGAAACCGACAAGGGCACGGCAAAGAACACATCCACGACTACAGGCACGCTTGCCTTTTTCGTGGATTGGGTAAGAGACTATAGCACGAAGTGGGACACGTAAACCTAATTTCAGGCGGAGAGATTGCGGAGGTTTGCTTTCTCTCTGCCTGAAAACTTATCCGACAAGCGGGGAGAGATATGAAAATAGTAATGGTCAGTAATCATAGTTGCGTCAGAGTACACAAGATGGGTATCCCGCTTATTGAAAGCGGAAAATATAAAGTCCATCTCATAGCAAATAGGCAGGCTTCATTTTCAGAATGCTATAATACTTTCGGTCATTGGTTGGAGGTAGGACAACTTCATAATCTGATAAAACTTCATGCGAAGGATGCGGATGTTTTTCACGTTCATAATGAGCCGTCTTGGTTTGTGACGCTGATTAAGGAAACCTGTGATGTTCCGGTAGTTCTCGATGTTCATGATTCCTACTTAGCGAGAACTTCACCGGAAGAAGCGGAAAGGACGCTTGGCAGCGGCGATAAGCCGATACGAATTTCAGTAGAAGAAAGGAATAATTTCCAATTAGCGGATGCGCTGGTTTTCCCAGGTGAGTCATTTAAGAATCTTCTTTGCGAAGAATTTAATTTAAAGCAGCCGTCAATAGTCTTACGGTCACACGTTCCGCGCCGGATGTATCGGTACAACATGCAAGATTGGCTCGGAGGTCTTTGTTACGAAGGCAAGACGCAGGTAAATACCGATTCACGGGTATCGCATGGGTTTCGATACTGTGACTATAAAGAACTTGCAAGGCAGTGTAAGGAAAAAGGACTTCCCTTTCATCTTTACGGTGCGCGGGATGATAAGGAATTCATGGAAGCCTATAAAGACACGGCAATAATTCACGAGCCTATGGTTTTTGACACGTTGATAAAAAATATAGCCCGTCATGATTGGGGGCTTGTGGGAAACATAACGTCGATGTCTGAATGGGATTACGCCATGCCGAATAAACTCTTTGAATACATTGCAGCCTGTGTCCCTATCGTAGCGTTAAACGCGAAGGAGTGTGGGGAGTACATCACGGAACATGGGATCGGCATTTCAGTGAAAAGCCTTGATGAGCTAATGAAACGATGGCCGGAGCATCGGGAAATAAGAAAGACTCTTATAAAAAAGCGGGTTCAGTTTTCCATGGAAAAGAATATCGAAGTTTTGGAAACCCTTTACGGTGACTTATGCAGGAACTAAAAGACATCAGTGAATATTGGGATTCGGTAGCCGCTAAGTGCTTGCTTAATGGCAAGATTCGGGACAACTGGGATAAACGCAGGGAAATTTTAAGAAGGCTTCTAAAATATACCTTTGAAGGCGTTGAAATACTTGAAATCGGTTGCGGGTTGGGTATCACGGCGGCAGGAGTAAGAATAAATACAGCGGATTTTCGTTATATTGCCACAGATACAAGCCCTCAATTTGTAGAAAGAATAAAGAGGTTTCTTGGACATGATGGCTATATAGCGAAAGCCTCGGAATTACCATTTGAAGAAAATAGGTTCAATGCTATTTTTCTTTTTGATACTCTTGAGCATATTCATCCTGATGAAAGACAGAGATCGTATGAGGAAATAAGGCGAGTGTTGAAAGATAAGTTTCTTGTATTTATCAATAACCCATTAACTGAAAGCTTTCACAATCCCGAATACGATCATGGGTTCAGGAGTAAAGACTTATTGGAAATGTGTAAAGTCTTAAATGCTGAAATCCTGGAAGTGGAAGAGTACTCAATAAAAAAATACAGATACCAATTTATTACTTTGGTTGCCAATGGGATACCCAAAGACGAGACAGGACGCGATTAAAAGTCTGATATGCGGCACAAGCCGCACGATGACTATTTGCGAGAAGCTGAGAACCATCTATGATGAGCTTGAAGGGCCGGGGAAAGAGTCTATAACTGAAAAGCTCATAGATGCTCTGATTATGGCGAAGAAGATGAAAAGGCGCTTGGAATATTATCATAAAACCTATAAAGACACCACCGGCAGCAATGCCGTTAGGTTAGAACCATGTAGAGAAATACAAACTCGAAAAACGAGGAGGGTGAATTGAAATTACAGATCATCAATTCTTTGCCGATGCAATGGCAGGCGGGATACAAAAAGATTTTTCCTGATGCTGTTTGGAGTGCTGATTATAAGCTCGGTTTCGACATTACGCTATGGATGTGGTGTGATGAATACGCGGTAAGCACGATTAATGCGGTTGCGGAAGGCAAGAACATCGTTTTTGTCCGCCGTTACGAAATTTTTTCTGACAACATCCAAGGCATGAATTGGGCGAAAGTAGACAAAGTGATTACCGTAAATGACTACCTGGCGGATTTATTCGAGAACCGCACAAAGATAAAAGCAGAGGTCATTTATAACGGCATCATGCCTGAAAACTGGACATACAAAGAGCGAAAAGCAGGAAAGAAAATAGCCATTGTGGGATTTATCAATCAGAAAAAAAACATTCCCCTGGCATTGCAGATCATGGCAAAACTGCCGCGAGGGTATGAGCTTCATATCGCAGGAGGGTTGCAAGACTCAGCAACAATGGTCTACATGGACAACTTTATACGTGCCACGGGTATAAAGGTGGTTTGGAATCATCAAATACCGGCAGAATATATGAACCGTTGGCTTGAGGATAAGGACTACTTGCTTTCAACGGCAATTTCCGAGGGTTGCCCGAACAACGTCATTGAGGCCATGGCAAAAGGCATTAAGCCCGTGATCCATAACTGGCCCGGGGCGGAAGAACAGTTCGGTGAATACGTTTTTAATACCGTTGAAGAATCAGTTTCTATGATTTTGTCTAATGATTATAATTCTCAGAGGTACAGGCAGGTCATAATAGACAGATTCGGAAAAGAAAATTACCGAAAAGTCCTAAACATCGTGGAGGATGTATGGAAATACCAAAACCTCATAGCGAAGTAGTAAACGAAATACCTAAGACTCTGATAATTGGGTACGGATGGGTCGGTCAGTACATAGGCCGGTATTTCAAAGAGGCTAATTGGGCCGATGAAGACGGAAGAATTCATGGTCTGCCTGGGGGTAGATGGGATTTGGCCTTTGTTTGTGTTCCTACTCCGCAGCGTCTTGATGGGTCTTGTGATACGTCTATGGTGGAAGACGTGATAAAGAAATACAAAGATCGGGTAAAGTATTTCTGCATCAAGTCTACCGTAGAGATAGGAACAACGGAAAAGCTTAGAGAGAAATACGGGGTAAGGATTTGCTTCTCTCCTGAATATATCGGAGAGACCACGAAGCACGTTTATTCAGAACCTCGCGGGGATACTTTTATAATTCTTGGCGGGGACAAGGAAACGACACGGGTTTTTTCCGAAGCCTGGATGCTGGTAACGAATTCTTTGACAAGGATATACCAAACGGATTCAAAAACAGCGGAACTTTGTAAACTTATGGAAAATTCATTTATTGCCACAAAGGTTTCTTTTGTAAATGAGTTTTACGACCTTGCGGAAACCATCGGAGTAAATTTTAACGAGTTGCGGGAGTTGTGGCTTGCCGATAGCAGGGTTTCAAGACACCATACCTATTGTTATGGAAATAACCGTGGGTTTGCGGGCAAGTGCTTGCCAAAAGACTTGAAAAACCTTGCACACTTTTTCAGAATGAAGGGCAAGCCTTCGGGATTTATGGAGTTCATAATTTCCTATAACCAAAATAAGTGGAGGGGAAAATGCGAAGTATTGTAATCGGATTAGGCGAAACCGGAGGGCCGCTCAGAAATGTTTTAGACTGTGATGGGTTTGATTTGCATTCAGGGGAACCATTACAAGCGGGGCCTTACGATGTGGTGAATATCTGTATCCCTTATGGTCCAGGGTTTATCAAAAGGGTTGTCTTTTATGACCTCTCGCTAAAACCAAACCTTATCATCGTTCATTCAACTGTACCGATAGGTACAACAGCGTGCATCCCAAATGCCGTACATTCTCCGATTTTAGGAATGCACAATGATATGGAGAATTCAATCAGGAAATATAAGAAATGGGTAGGCGGGCCAAAAGCGAAAGAAGCAGCGGAATATCTGAGCAAGGCGGGATTAGATTGCCAGATCGTAGAAAAGTCAGAAGAGACGGAAGCCCTCAAGCTGATGTGTCTTCTAACGTATGGTGTTTCTATCGCCCTTGCGGAGTATCGGGCCAAGGTAGCTGAATCCGTGGGATTCGATCCGCTCGATGTGCAATTGTGGGATATTTTCCACAATTTGGAGGTGCAAGACAGATATAAAAGGCCCATTTTAGACCGGCCAGGAGACACTATCGGCGGACACTGTGTTATTCAGAATATGTCCTATTTGAATGACTTTATGCCGAGTCCTTTGATAGAAGAAGTGCTCAAATTCAAGCCATTAAAGAGGGACTATGCCGAAAATATGGCAACCGTCTAATGTCTATAAGACGGTAAAGCTCGGAAAAGATGTAAATGTGGGCGCTTTTTCCGAGATAGGGCCTGGTGTGACCATTGGAAGCAGGACGAGGATCGGGAAGGGGTGTTTCATACCAGAGGGATCGGTAATAGGGAAGAATTGTTTTTTAGGCCCTCATGTTTGTATGACGAATGACCGATTTCCGCCATCCCACAAGGAGAATTGGGAAGAAACGATAATCGAAGATGGAGCCAGAATCGGGGCCGGGGTGACAATCGTTTGCGGTGTTACTATAGGCCGTGGTGCTCTTATCGGAGCGGGGTCAGTGGTCACTAAAAATATACCAGCTTACGAAACGTGGGCCGGAGTTCCGGCAAAGAAATTATAGGAGAAGAAATGAGTAAAGTACCGTCAATAGAACAACTAAGACTGAAGAACGCAGGAGATGGCAGGAAGATTCTCAATCTCTACCAGGAATGGGATAAATCCGCACGAAAGAAAGACTTTAATGAGTGCGGAAGACAAGAGAGAATGATTAAGCAAATTCACGAGCGCAACGGTATTTCGGAGACATGAAAAAAGTTTTAGTAATTAGACTTGGGGCCATCGGGGACATGATAATCATAACGCCGCTGTTGCGCCTTCTCAAGCAGGATGGGTATTATGTAACCCTTTACACGAAGAAGAGCGGGGCGCATATACTAAAGCATAATCCGAATATTGACAAAGTACTTTTACATGATGACGATATTAAACTTGATGAATTAGAAGCTCTCTATATCAAGATAAGCCGTGGGTATGATAAAGTCGTGAATCTTTCCATGAGCATAGAAGGAACGCTGGTAAAAACAGAGGGGCGGTCGGATTTCAACTGGGATCAGGTTAAAAGACATGCGGCGTGTAACGTAAACTATTACGACCGGACAAATGACCTTGGCGGCTATATAGAAACAGGGTTGAACGGGGAACTTTTCTTTACCCCGCTTGAACATTCGCAGGCTAGGAAATTCAGGAGAAAATACGCGGGCAGATTCATGGTCATTTGGGTATTGTCCGGCAGTTCTTATCATAAGGCTTACCCTTATGCGGAATACGTGGCAAAAGCATTATGTGAATATCCTGAGATTATGATTTGCACCGTAGGCGATGCAATGGCGGAACTTCTTGAGTGGGATTTGCTGAATACTAAACGATACGCGAATAGATGGGAAATTCGCAAAAGCATGATTATGACGAAGTACGCGGATTTAGTCGTCGGTCCGGATACGGGGATGCTTCATGCGGCAGGATGTTATGATACTCCGAAGATACTGCTTCTATCTTCGGCTACGGATGAGAACATTTCAAAGCATTGGAAGAATAAGCACGTCTTGACGGCAAACGTAGAGTGCTATCCGTGCCATAGGCTGATTACGACTCTTCAGGCGTGTCCTTTGGAGCCGGGATTGGGGACGCCTGTCTGCATGTCACAACTACACTCGAAGAGCGTTTTTAACGCTATCGAAAGTGAATACTTAAAATGGAGGAACCATAAATGGGGACGCTCTACGCAGGAGAAAGAATTTTTTACACCGAGGATGAAAGATACTACGACTCGTCAGCAAAAAGAATTGAGTATAACCCTGTAACGCTTGAGCCGATCAATTCTGTTCAGGTTGTTTCTGAAACCGCAACTACAGGGCCGGAATTAGAGACTGTTGCAAAAATTGAAAAGGAAACAGTAACCCCGCTGAAATGTAAACAGTGTGAATTTGTAGCAAAGTCCAATGCTGGGCTGGCAGTCCACAAGAAGAAGCACGAAAGGTAAGACATGGCTCTAAGCAGTCTTGAAGAAGCGAAACTAAAAAACACTCTGAGAAACCGGACAATAGAAACCGATATATCTCTCAGCGATAATACCACGAATGATGTCTCGGACTCTAAGCACGGATTTGCGCCCAAAGGAGCCACGTTTGGGCTACCCGTAGGGGCGGTTTCCCTGTACGCCGGAATTTCCGTGCCGAGCGGGTACTTGTTTTGTGACGGTAGTGCGGTCAGCAGAACAACGCAGGCAAATCTTTTTGCCGCGCTTTCTTCTTCTTTCGGCACAGTAACGTTGACCATCGCGTCACCATGCGTCGTTACCGCTACGGGGCATGGGCGCTCTACCGGAGACAGTATTTCCCTTACTACCACGGGGGCGCTGCCCACGGGGCTGAGCGCGAGTACCAACTATTACATTATTTTTATCAATGCAAATTCGTTCAACCTTGCGACAACTTATGCAAATGCTTTACTGGGAACAAAGATAAATACAAGCGGTTCGCAAAGCGGAACACACACCATGCTCTATAATCCGTACGGCATCAGCGGAGCCTCTAATTTTTTGTTGCCTGATCTGAGAGGCAGAAGCGGGATTGGAGCAGGGCAAGGCTCTGGCCTCACTAATAGGGTTTTAGGTGGGGTAGCCGGAGAAGAAGCCCATGTACTCACTACGGCGGAAATGCCTTCGCATACACACTCTTTAGACGCCGCCGCGGGAAAAGGCGGTACTCCTGTCATCGTCAGGGCAAATAGCGCAAGTACTAAAATTAATACAGACGCCACCGGGGGCGGAGGTGGCCACAACACAATGCAGCCGTATGTGGTTATGAATTATATTATTAAGACATAAAGAGGCCATGAATACTTTTATACATCATCCCGACGGGATTATCATTATAAACGGCGTACAGATTAAATTGGAGGATTTCCTTCAGTATGAACCGGATTATTTTTTGCCTGCCGGGATGGTCGGCAGAGAATTCGTCGAGGGTGCACGTTCGGTACTTTTCGACGGCTTCTCGCAGTTTAGAGACGATGCAGTCGAGGCGCTATTGGGGTTTTGCGGCAAGTCCAAAACGTATTCCGACAGCGAAGCCGCCAGAAAAATAATCATCTCTGCACAGGCTCAACGAATATACGTAGTTGGATACGTTCGCAGTGGGACAAACAGGGGTATCCAAAATGTATTTTCAATCTTCAACCATGCTCCGGCAAATCCAAACAATATAGGGGATTATCTGCGTAAATACGGTAAATCACATTCCGGGGCAACCGGAGTGTTGCCGGACGATAATTTTATTTATGCTATCCGGCATCCGTATGATGTGGCGATCAGCATGGCGAATTTCCTGCCCCTGAGCATTGAGCAGGCAATTGATGTTATAGCCGGAGTCAGAGAATATTTTGTCTTTGGCGCTCCCGTTAAAGACCTTGTATCGCACTACAACGCATGGGAGAGTGACAAGCGTTTGATTGTGCGCTATGAAGATTATTCTTCGGGGCAAATCGCGCAAATAGCGGCGCACTTCGGCACAAACTGCGACGCCGATCAAATATTTGAGTGGAATAATTTCGACAGAATTAAGGCCGAACAAAACACAGAAGCGTTGCCATATGGGTATGCAAATGTAGGAACTTCAGGGCGGGGGGCGGCGGTTTTAACCCAAGCACAAAAAGACAGGATTGTCAGGCACTGCAATTCTATTATGGAAATTTTCAAGTACGAACCGTAAATATGTCTAAACTTCTACATAACATAGCCCCGACAAAATGGAAATTAGTCATCAGGGCTTGGGTGATTTAAGCATTTAAGGATAAATAGAATTTCTATAAGGAGCACTCTATGGCAGCACCTACTGCAATAACTTTAAGAGACACATCAACCGAAGGACTTAAGAAGGCTGGATATGCTGATCCTGTTAGCACTCAGTCTGCTTTAATTACTCGCGCCGAAGATTCCTGGATGCGGGAAATGAAGAATGATATTTTCACCGCGTCAAAAAAACTCACAAGCTTGCAAACAAGGAGCATTGTAACGCTTGTGGCAGGACGTGCTCGGTATGATCTACCAACTGATTTTTCATCTATTATATCTATGACGCTTTTGGACGGAAGTCATACAGGTACGGCACAAACAGGAGCAGCGGGGTCTATAACTCTTGCCTCCGCAGAAACTGAAACTAGCGACGTGAATGGAAAGGAAATTGTTATCACCGGAGGGACAGGGGTAAATCAGATTTCACAGATTTACACGTATAACGCCACTACAAAGATTGCAAGTGTTTATCCAAATTGGACTACTACACCGGACTCAACATCAACGTATTTGATTGTAGATCAATACAATGAACTAAAAGAACATCCGGTATGGGAATATGACAGGGAATCTTATAAGTATAGAAAAGAAAAACCCGTGGCGTATTACCCGATAGGAGACTCTGACGATGGTGAATTTCTTCTCGTTCAGACCCCGGATGAAGCGTATGCAGTCCAGATTAGATACTATGCGGATTTGACAAGACTAGACCTTACCGGGACTTTGATGAGTACGCTTTACAGGAGATGGCAGAATATTTGGGTCACGGGAATTTGGGCGAAAGCTCTTGAGCACCAGGATGATGAAAATGCCGCAACGATAAAAGATGCTTATAACAAAAAAATTCAAGAACTGACCATGCGAGAAGGATACGGTCTTGATTTGAGCAACCTTCAAATTCGTGTTCAGGAGCCGGAATAATGGGCTACAAAGGAAATACTATAAAAATACCTTTAGATGGCGGGTTGAACACGAATTACAATGTGGAAAATGTGCCTTCAAATAGCTTCACTGTTGCCAAAAACATAAACATCCACAATGGAGGCCCGGAGGTCAGGGGAGGGACATCTAAGTACAACACCACGGTTATAACAGATAATCCCCGCGTCATGGGTGGGTTTCAGTATTGGGTAGGGTCTACGAATGAAATCATAGCTTATACGGCCCGTGGAGGGTCTAATAAAGACATTATGTATACGGTAGGGGTGTCAGGAGTAGCGAAAACTCTTTACACGGCGACAAATGCGATAACTAAAGTTCCATCTCTTATCTTGTATGCATATAAGTGCTATATGGCGAATGGCTACGACACGGTGCAGGTTCATACCGGGGCGGCGACTACTTCCGCTCTAGCGGCCCCTCATGCGGATTGGGGGACAAACGATCAGCCAATACAGCTTATTAAGCACGGAGCGGTAAATTCTGAGAGGCTTTGGGCCGTAGGAACCACGGGAACACCGGGATTTATCTATTACTCTCAGGACAACGACGGCAGCAGCGAAGCGAGTTTTATAGCCGCTGGGTCGGGAAGGATTTACATAGATACAGGGGATAAGTGGGGACTGGTAGGCGGGATTGAATACCAAGACAGACTTTTGATCTTTGGCAAGAAACAAGCATATATCGTTGATGATATAGATACTGACACAGCGAATTGGGGATATGTTCAGGTAGGCTGGCAAGGCGGGGCAGCGTCTCATCGGCTTATCGTAGCTACGCCTTCGGATGTATTTGCCATGACGGATGATGGAGAGATTTATTCCGTCACGGCGGCGCAAAATTATGGAGATTATAAGTCTGCATCAATCACTCGTCCGGCATGGATACATACCTGGATAAAAGATAATGTGGATATGACCTATGTGAGTGATTTTCACGCTGTCTATGATTACGAAATGAAAGCCATTAAGTGGTTTGTTGTGAGGACAGCCAATACAAGCCATGCAGTAGACACGGCTTTGGTTTATTATGTAAACAGACCTCCCGAAACGGCTTGGGTCATTCATGATAACCAAACCACGAATATCAACGGTTACAATGCCTCGTGCTCTTTTCATATAAAAGAAAGTACGAACAAGCTTGCAGTTTACACGGGAGATTGGGGCGGAACAAACAAGGGGATTCTTTGGAAAACGGAACAATCCGCGTATTCAGACAATGACACGGCTTTTGATGCGCGATTTAAGACTGCACGGCTTGCTATCGGAGGTCAGGACGGATTCAGCGATTCACGCCGTAACAAGAAATTTAAAGAGTTGAGAATCATCGACCAGAACTTTCTTAATGCGACTTCTTTTGGCGTGAACGTTTACATAGATGGGGTATTGCATGAAATCTCTTATTCATTCACCGAACCGGCGCATGGTTTTACCTTGGGGACTTCTGTTTTGAATGTGGGAGTTCTCACAGACGATAAATCCGAATACAAGGAGTATATCGCGGAAATAGGAGATTCGGGAAAAAGAATACAGATAGAAGTTTCAAACAACAACACGCCAAATGTTTATTTTTACATAGCGTCGATGATTTTAGATTTTAAAAAACAGACGGCGAGGCCGTAAGGAGAAAGCATGGCAATATCAAGGGTAAAGACCTGGGGATGGGAGATTCTGACAGCGACAGATTTAAACGCGGAATTCAATAACATCATTAATAATTTGACTCCGGCGAATATAGATGATTACTCGTCTTCTGCTTCGGTTATGCGAACAACGGTAGACCCTTTTGCTTCAGATACCGAGGTTTTGGCTACAGACTTGTCAGGAGAAATTGCGAGAATCCGGCATGTTCTTAACCAACTTATCGGGGGAACGTATTGGTATCATGACCCCGCCACGAGCATAGGTAATATTATTCGTGACTATGTTGAAAGTGGTCTTTTGGGGTCTGACCCCGGAGCTTCTCTTACTATGGTTATTCCTACAGGAGTAGCGTATGTAGGCGGGGTGAGAGTTGTAAAAAGCAGCGGTGCAGACCTGACAAATACCTATACCGCGTCAAAAGACACATATGTCGATATAAGCAACGCCGGTGTAATAACCTATGTTGCGGTAGCAAATGGAGCAGCCGCCCCGGCTGTTACTGCGAATTCGCAACGGCTTATGTTGGTTGTGACGAACGGAACGGAAATAACCGGAGTCACGGATTTACGAAAAACCACGGTAGGGGTTGTGAAAAACGCAGAACTAAACATGACAGGGGAGGAGTATGCGACATCTGAAACAAATACCACTTCGTTGACACAGGTAACTGTGACTGCTGGTGATAGAATACTAATATTGGCTTCTAATCTCGTATTTTGGTCGGATGGATACCCAACACTTATGACTGGCGCTATAACAAAATCAGGGACGGCGACGATGACGGTAATAGGTGGATCGGGTGGTCAGTTTAATATTTCATTCCCCACCTCGCCTGGGGTTTTAAACAGCATTGGTAAAAGCACCCCGCTTATTATACAGGTTACTGGAAATGGAACGTTGACGCTTACAAATACCTCAACTATGTCTGGCGGGAGTGGCGCGGCTTATACGACTGGCATTTACGGCTTCTTCTTAAAGAAGCAATAGCCGGACAGTAATCCAGGGAGTGCGACCTCCCTGAACCTCGCAAGGGCATAAAGTGACATTTTTTGTCACTTTATGCCCCGTTTCTCAAACCGTTCTCGAAGGATATGTGTTATTTTTAAAGAAGCAATAATGGCAGATGATATTAAATATGAACGCAGACCGGAACTCTTCGACTATAACCAGCCGAGGATCGAGGAATATCATTCGCCCCGGTATTCAAATACCGATAAAGGCTTGCTTGCGCTATATGAAGCTATTAATGCCATGGACTGGACACAAACTCTACAGGGGTCAAGGCATCCTGAAAAATACAATGAGGAGCGTTTCCCGACAGGATCGGCGAATATTATCGGGCGGCATCCTTCACGGGATAGCGTAAACGCACTTATGGGAGGACAGTCCCTTGCAGTTCCGTTAATTTACGATAAAGTTCCAGAGAACTGGCGCAAGGTGCTTTTGGGCTTGCTAATTGCGGCAAAAGGCAGCGCAGTAAAAAATAATCAATCAATCGGACTCGACGCTTACAGGTGGTAAAAAGGAGGCAATCATGAGCTTTTTTGGTGGTGGAAGTTTTTTCGGTGGTGCGTTTGATACCGGGAGCATGAAAAACCAGTTAAAGGATGATACAAGTATTGACGAGCAGCAAATGACTCCCGAAGAGAAGCAATTACTTGCCGCTCAAATGGGAGCTTTTGGGGATATGCAAAAAATGGCACCTGTGCAACTCGCACAGATGGGCTATATAAAAGGAGCGGATGGGAATATACGACCTCTAACAGATCAAGAAGCAAAAACCATCTTAGCCCCCGATCAATACGCCATGTATCAGGCGCGGCAACAAGATGCTTCAAACCTTGCAGCAGGAACAATCCCGGACTATATGCGTCGGGACATGGACAGACAGAACAATATGATCCTTGGAGCAGCGAACCGTAGACTTGGGCCGGGAGGGTATTATACTTCAACTCCAGGCAATCAGGCTACTCGTGATGTAGCGCAAAACGTAGCAGATACAACAGCGCGAAATAGAGTGAACCAGTTGGGTTTGATGAGTGGCTATTATGGACTTAATGCAAATATAGCTAATCAAATGACCAACCCAAGTACGGGCCTTTTAAGCGCAGGACAGTCGATTGCCAAAAACATGACCATGCCTTTCCATGAGTGGTCTTCTGCAAACAGGGGTATAGTTTCACAGGTTAGAGGAAAATTGGGAGAGACTGCCTTGCAGGTTCAGGGGAAAACCATACCGAACTTTACCTATTGCTGGGTAGCAAGAGAGGTGTATGGAAAGGATAATCCAAAATGGATGGAATTTAGACACTGGATGCTTAATTCCGCTCCTGGATGGTTTAGGAATATGTATGTCAAATACGGAGAGCGGTTTGCAGAATATATTAAAGATAAGCCGTTGATAAAGGCGATTATCAGAAAGTGCATGGAATGGATAAGATAATAGTCAAAAATGTTTCGAGGGGGATGCAATGGGATATGTAAACTCTCAAGAATTACCGACACTGTTGGGAAGCATAGGAAACCAAAATATGGGGCAAGGAGATATACAGCCCCCTATTCAACCAGCCCAACCCTCTCAGCCAGACCAGCCCTCTCAGCCAGACCAGCCTAATGTCTTGCTTCGGGGACTATTGGATTTCGCCCAATCGCATAGAAACCCGTTGCGTCCTATTGCGGATTGGGCGACAGGGGTAAATCGGGATGATATTGAAACCAGCTATAACATTTTATCGAATGGGGTAAAGGCGTATAAAACTGGTGATAAGCAATATGGTGGAGAGCAAATGACGCAGGCTCTTAAAGACATGGCGATTTTGCCCGGCCATGCAAAGTGGAATGAGGACGAGCAATCTCCGGCGAGAATAAAACAAATAGACGCAGCATTGAAATTATTTGAAAAAGGGGTTTATACGGCGCGTGAATTTTACGAACGTGTTGGACATGCAACAAAAAATGATTTCTCGAAAAGCATGGACATGGGTACGAAGATCGGGCTTCAAGGAGCACAGAAAACAGCACAGATGAAGCTTGTCCCTCAATATCTTTCTGCTTTAACTTCTGACGCTACTACGGGCCAAGGAGTAGCAGACAGATTATCTTTGGTGAACAATACCGACCCCGGCCTTATGGAACAAACCGGAGATATAGTCGGCCTTAACCCGAGCGTCTTAACTGATAAAGCCTATGCCCCATATCAGCAAGACATAGGGGATTATGTATCTAAAACCGCTCCTGATATGGCCGTATCCGGGCCTTTATCAGATCAGGCCATTACTCGGAAATTCGCTCAAGATGTACCATCTGGAGCGGTATCGCTGCTTTTAAGCAAGAATTATATAAACCAATTAAAAGATTCAGGGAAGTCGGGACAAACGGCTGTAGTTACAGTAATGGAAAATGGGAAACCCACGGTTAAAATTGTTCCGAAACAAGTTGGGACACTGGGAGAAGCTCCAAATAGGATGGCTGATTTAGGGAAAACACGAGGGATAAATGTGGTTGATCCAAATGATCCTTCAAGCGTGATCCCTATGACCTGGGATGAAATTGCAAAACTAAAAGAGCAAGGAATCAGGGTAAAATCGGCAGCATATAGTCCCTTGATTAAAGAAGGAATGTCACAAGCATCACAACGTGGTGGAGCAACTACAGCTAATATTAATGATGCTTATAGAACCTATCACGATTTAGCTCCTACGATGAAACAACTAAGAAAAAAAGTAGATGGCAATATTTTCCCCACAGAAGGTTTCCAAAACCTGAACCAGTTGGATCAGTTCCTATCAGATCAGGCAAGCAACCCTGATATGGCAGATATGGCAACGAGCATAGGGATGATGTCGGAATCCTTATCGAGAGCATTGGGAAGCACACAAGGCGGCGAATTCATGCTCAAATATGCAAACACGCTCTTGAACAAAAATTATTCTCCTGAAGCGTTTGACCGTGTAGTGGATCGGCACGAAGAGACCTTGAGGAATAAATTAAAACATAGAATAAACTTTGGACAAGAATCAACCACAGAAATAAAAGGAAACTCGGCGGGAACAGCTAAAACATGGGAAGAGCTTAAAAAACAAAAGGGCTATTAAATGGCTGATTTAAAAACAATAGCAAGTGATCCAGATTTTATTTCTTTGCCGCAGGAAGAGCAGATAAAAGCATTGCGAGAAATAGAGCCTGCTATCGGCGGTCTCCCCATGGGGGAACAACTAAAAGCCTTGCAGGATTTGCGAGGTAGTTCCGGCCCTTCCGACGACGAACGCGCCGCAATGCTTAAAAAGCAGATGGGGGTTTACGCTCCTCGTCCGGCAGAACCTCAAAAGGAACTCCCAGCCCCTGAATGGGC